GCTTACAACTCTGACCTAATTTCTTTATATTTTTTCAATATACCACTTATTCCATCATGTACAACCATATTTCCGTTGCTTGGGTACATGATGTTCAATGGTTCGTCCATGAATCCTATAAAACCACCGTGCGCTCTATACACAGGATTGTCACCAAACAAAGGATTAAAGCCTGTAATCTGTTGTGTGGGCTGACCTGCAAAAGGAGTCGCTAAATTTACAGGTCGAAACGCATAGTTTATATAGTCCATGTAATTGCCTGCCGCTGGAGTCGATGCAATGCCAGTGCCTCCCATAGAGGGTGTGAATCCTGTGCCTGTCCCTCTTTGATCTCTAGTGAATCCTGTTAGAACTTCTTCTTCTGCGTCCTCTGCGTCTTGCCTTTGTGTTGCTGTCTGAGCTATTGTGGGAATACCTGCTAATCTTTCGTCTTGTCGTCCGCCTCTGTCTTGAGTGCGATCAACACCAAAATTAACTGAGCTTGTATCTACTCCTAGAGCTGCAAGTCCCGCCCCTATTGGCCCAGTTAGTCCTTGACTAGGTCTTGCAACAACTTCGCCTGTGTTAATATCTCTAATTAAAGGCTGTTGTTTCAAACCAAACAACCCCTCACCTGGAGTAAAAGCAAGGTTACTTAAATCAAAACCTCTGTCTAAAAGTTCTTGTCTTTGTCGATCGGTCAATTGAGCCATGCTCACTTGTTGTGCCTGATCAAACGTGGTAACAGGCAGTTCTAATCCGCTCGTATAATCAAATAAATCTCTTCGAACTTTTTCTACTGCCGCTGCTTTGTCAGTTTCTAATTGATCTAACACTCCAACTACTTTAGTTTTAGTGTCGTCCCCTAGTCCTTCAAAAGTGCTGCCATCAATGCCGTGGCCGCCCGCTAGCAATTGCTCTAGTGTTCCGGGAGACAGTTTATCGACTAAACTAGAGGACAAATTACCTTTGGTAGCCCCCATGTTTACGTTGCCTAATAAATTAGCAACTCGAGCCTCTTCCTCTTTTATTGCTTCGTTTGCCGCTATTTGAGCTGCTGCTCTTTCGGCGGCAGCTGCCTCTTCCGCTTGTCTTTTTCTAATTTCGGCGACGCGCTTGTTTTCTTCCTCTGTGGCGATTCTAGCGGCCTCTCGTCGTGTGGCTGCTGCTTCGTCCGCTTGTCTTTTTCTAATTTCGGCGACGCGTTTGTTTTCTTCCTCTGTGGCGATTCTAGCGGCCTCTCGTCGTGTGGCTGCTCGTTCATCCGCTCTACGTCGTGCTTCTCTTTCTGCGTCTTTTTTTTGCTGTTTGGCTGATGCACTTCCAGCTAATCCTGGTTGACGATTGCTTCCGCCGCCTCCGCCGCCTCCTCCTGTTCGTCCTCTTTGTCCTCGAGGGCCTGGAGACTGTCCGCCTACTCCTCTACCGTGACTATCTGTGTGACCTGGCATTATAATCCTCCGTTCGGCTTCATAACATTAGATGTTATTTTATCCATGTTCGATGTAATCTTTTCTGCTTTGTCCATAATTTTATTGACAGAGTCTTTTTCTAATTTTTCTGTGGCGATCGCTGATCGAAGAGCGATAGCATCTTTTTGTTGATCAATCTTCGCACGATCAGTTGCTTTTTTATCACGTGCTTTTTTCTTTTCAAAGCCTAGTCTCTCACTTGCCTCTTCTGCTTTTCTCATTATGTCTTGTTGTTTGACATCTAACTCTTCGCGTTTAAAATCAAGTAGTGGATCAGCGCCAGAATTTTTCAATAGCTCCTCGTATTCCGCTACAAACTCTGCGATTAATTCAGATTCGAGTTCTGCGACTCGTGCTTGCATTTCTATCATCATTTGTTGTTGCATCATTTGTTGTTGTTCCGGAGGCATTGTCTGCATTTGTTTCTGCACCTCTGCTTGTATCTCCTCTTGTGCTTTAAGTGATATGTGTTGCATAATGTGCGCTTGTAAGTTTGCCATAACCACTGGACTCGCTTTTACCACACTACTGTTCATCATAGCAAAGTGTGCTTCAATGTGCGCATCATGGTTTTGACCTTGAAATGCTTGTGCTGGCATGCCGGCAAGAATCTCTGCGTTTTCTGTAGCAGGATCTTTTGGCTGTGGTTGAGGCGGTTGCATTAAAATAGCATCAATATTTTGCACGCCCATAGCTTCGTACATTCTTCGATACGCTTCATAAATATTATGCATTTGTGGAGCCGCTTGTGCCAACTGTAATTGTTGTTGAGCCAGTGTCACTCGTTGTGTGACAGAAAATATGTTTGGATCAGATACGGGTATCACATCAATACGTGCGTCAAAGTCTTGTGCTTTGATCGCTTGATTGCCACCAACAATCTGATACGGATAAACTGCTGGTAAACTTTCTGCAAAAAGTTTTGCAAGTAACTTAAATTCTTTGCCTTGTGCAGCGTGCATTCTTTTGTGAATAGCAGACATGACTTTCATACCACGCTCTAGTAACGCCATGGTTGTGCCCACAGGGTTGACCTCGTTGCCCTCACCAAGTTTCATATCAGCTACAGCTGCAAAAGATTTACCGCTGTCGATTACAAAACCAAGTAAGTTAAATAGTGTGCCTGATGGTTCTTTGTATGGCAGTGTCATCAAAGATGCACGAAGATCACCGGCTGGTGCATCTACATCTCTGAACTCGCCCGGTACTAACGGCTGATCATCATCCCGTATCCTAAGCCCTCTAGCTTTGAAACCTGCGGGTAAATTGACGAGGGTGCCAGCGTCGATAAGCTGTCGTAGTACAGAGGTTGCGGTTTTTGTGAGACCACCGAGCATATGGATAAGACCAAAACCATAAAAACCAAGACCTGGAAGAAACTTATAATGTACGAAATATTGTTTTTTAATTTTAAGTGGATCAGTCTCATTCCAGTTTCTTCTTATTGATAATATTTGATTAGAACCTTCTTCTATAGTTACAATATATGGTAAACGAATTCCAGTCTCTTCGCCTGCCTCATTGGCATCCTCGTAACCAGGTAGGTCAAGATCAACATGCATTTCAAGCAGAGTGTACACATCGTCTTTAGTATACGTTCTTTGTTTGCCGTCCAACTCGTCAATTTTATCTTGCACTTCGCTTGGGTCACCTTCAGATGGTTCACCCACAGGAATGTCACGATAGAAACCTGAAACCTGAAACTTACGCAGGTCGTTTGACATCATCTTTACAACATGTGTGATTCTAGAACATGTGTGCAAATCTGTTGCTTCGTATGGCACTACTAAATCTTCAGAGGACACAAACTTAGAAACAGGTCTGCCTAAAGTATTATCAAAATATATTTTACGAAACGCCGAACCAGATAGGGGGAGGTGAAAAAGCATTTGATCTAGTTCGGGTTCGTATTCCTCCATGACGTGGGTAAGTTGAAAATTCATAAACTCTTTTACACGTTGTGATTGTTGTTCTACTTGCGGGTTGATAGCACCCATGATTTGTGTTTTTACAGGACCACCTGCAGGAAACAATTCTTTGTAAGATTGTGCTTGAAACTGTGTAACTGATTCTGCAAGTAATGGGTGAGATACACCAGACGCACCAGGAAAAGGATTTGTTCGATCTTCATATTGCATGCCTAAAAGTTCTAGTCCCTCTGCATAAGTTGACGACCAATCACTTCTTGATTCTTTGTCGCCGTCGTACGCATCGGACAGTTCTCTTGCAATCATCTCAAGATCGCCATCATTCATGCCGTCAGCTAAATTTGCATTATGTCCGCCCATCATGGATTGTTGTGTACCAAAATTTATTGTAGCTCCACCGTCAGCATCAAGCTGCGGATCGCCTTCCATAATGTCTACTTCTTGCGCTCTAATATCGAACTTCATTTGTTCTTTGAGAGGCATGTCTCTATCAATAGCCATGCTATGCCACCATCGTTTGCATTATGCCTTCAGGTCGTCTTTGTCGTTGTTGTAATTGACCAAGCATATTTTTAAATTCCTCAAATGTTCCATCAAACGCTCCGCGTTCTACCGCTGCGTCATACATTGAATATATGTCAGAGTCAGACAGTTCTGCTATCGTGCCTTTTTCAACCGCGTCTTTAAGAAGTTCGAACGGATCAGTTTGGAGCATATCCATTGCATCATCCGTTAACATGTCACTTGGATCTTTTACCTCGTCATCATCTGCCATGGCCACCATTGAACCAAGACCTCTTTTAGAATCTTTAACAGCAAGTTCGCCTCTAAACATTTTTTCTGCTGCGTCGTCTAATTCTTCGTCAGTGGCATCAGGGTTTGCTTGTTTTAACGCGTCTCTAAAATATTTTATCATGTCCCCAGTTCCAAGTTCAGGAATCTTTATAGTATTTTCTGCTACACGTTGTACACTTTGTCCGTCTTGAAAACCAATACGACCACCTAAAGCTTTATTTTGTAAATCTCTAACTGCTATGGGACTTTCCATGTACTCTGACAAAGACATAAACTCATCTCTTTTCAAATCAAAATAATTATCTCTCATCTTTCGATCGTTATCCACCGTGCCTTTTGATCCTGAATCAAAACCAATACGACCGCCATTAGCTAAACCTATGATACCACCATTTCTCATTCCGCTTTTCCCTTCACTTAACTGGTCCATCGCTCTGTCAACCATCATATCAACAAAAGAATCAAAGTCCATTTCAACAGGAATTCTACCTCTTCTTCTCTCACTTAAATATTCTTGAAATATTTCCTTACGAATATTTTCATCCATGTGGTTCTAACCTTTTTTTACGCCCTTCACCTTACCTTTGTTAATGCTAGCATAGAATACAGTCTTTCCCTTCTTTTTACCATAAGTTTTTTTCATGGACTTTAGGATCTTCTTACCTT